GTCTCTTTTGTTGGATCCATTATCCTTCATTTAAATTTAACGTTTGACCTGATAGGTCTAAATCTTTTACTTCATTTACGAAGAGCTTATTCTGCATCACTGCAATAACAGGCTCCCCTTCACGAACCTTTAGAAAGTGAAAGTATAATCTACCTTTGGTTTCCCATCGGTTTGGTCCATACATATCTATTCCCATTTGGAATGGATTCATAGTCACCATTACAATATCACTCATCTGATATAAGGCGTCCCCTCCGAAGATGTCTTTCTTCTTAGGGTAGTTCTGTATCCCTGGTTCTCCTGTTCTATCAAGCTCTTCAATACTTCTATTTAACTGAGATAGTAATATAACTGAAAAGTTCTTATCTATCTTAGCAAAGTATTTAATTGCCTTCTTGAACATCTTAACCAAGTCCATTAAAACCAGTCGCTCTTGCTCTCCCTGTCTTCCATTTACTAGAACAGTATGATCCAACGTCACTATAAGTCCCTTTTTAGGGTTCTTCTTAGCAAACTTGATTATAGTTCTTCTAATATCATCAACAGTTCCTGCCTCATCCACATAAAATATGGGTAAGTGTCGTACCTTCTCCTGTGCTGCTAGGATGCGCCTGAAATCTTCATCAGTCACATCGTATCCTTGCTTACCACTGTGGATCTGCTGTACTGTTTTACCTGTTTCTCTAGAGTACTTTCTACCTACTAGATTTCTAGCAAGCATTTCAAAGTTAAAACTGAGAACCTCCAGGTCTTCCTCCGGGTTTAATACAACTAAGTCAGTTTCTAATTGATTAAGAATAGCTGTTTTACCACTACCACTAGCTCCTGCTATTGTGTGCATGGTATGCCACTCTATTCCTCCCATAGAAACATCATTGTATTTATTCCAGGATGTTTTTAAGGACTTGATTAAGCCTTTCCTTCTGTCATCTATATACTTAGTCTCCTCACATGCAACTGCATTGATAGACCTCACATCTAGTGTCCTTCTCTCCTTAGACAAGTCCTCCGCCATAGCTTTCTTTGTTTTCTAGATTCATATTTCCTGCTTCATTCACGAAGCTCTCGTAGTTTTCCCAAGAGCTCTGATTTAACCAGGTAACTAATTTTTGCATATATTCTGTGTTCTTCTCCTTATTCCTCATTCCCAACTCCACGTTTAAACACTTTACTATATGTTCATGCTTCTCTATGGTCTTCACCTTAGTTTTGTACTTCTTTAAGCACTCTTGCGCTTCCTTTGAATCCGGACTTGACGCTCTCAGTATTCTAGTAACGTTACCGTTATATACTTTGATCGGATACATACCAAATATCTCCCAAAACAATTCATCTTTTAAGTCAATAACTTGATTGATTTGTTTGTGATTAATTAAGTATCCCGTCTTATCCATCTTAAGAATGTACCCTAATGTCTTTAATACTAGTAAGTCTTCTTTAGCAGAAGGATCCATATCAAGGTATTGTCGTATTACCTTGTTATTTCGTACTTTTAGTAATTCTAATAACATATACTGGGTACCTGTTAGGCCTGCCTCTAGCATGGCCTTTGTATTAATTTGTATTACCACTTTGTATAGTTTTAGTTATTTGATTATTAATTGCACTTGTGCTAACACTCTTACTCTTCAGTGTAGGGAAATATCCCCATCCACCGCATGTTATACATTTTTCACCGCAAACAAAAGTATCTCCAAGACACGAAGGACATCCTATAACAGGAAGTTTATTCGCTTTCCATTTACTCACTAATGTCAGTTAATTCCGACTCGTATGCAAATTGATATCTTCTATTGATATTCAAGTCTAAGTCTTCATCTAGTCCTTGCTGATTACTTGGAGGCCATCCATAATAATGCGCAATTACATATCTGTTTTCCATTGTCCCTGAACCTTCCTCTACTCTTCGAGGTTTATGGGTCTTAGCTATCTCGCAATACCTTTTTTCCCATAGGTTCTCTGACACGTCTTGAAATCCTACTACTTCTGTTCTCTTCATTGATATTCCTCCTGCAGCTTGTGGTTTAAATCTTACTGGCTGTTCGGGTGAAAACTTGATATTATCCATACTCTTTATTTTGTTACTGTTGTACGATCCACTTAATGCTTCACTGTTACGGATTAAGGTTTAGATACGTCTTAGCTTCCTGAAAATCAGTCACCTCGTGTACCTTATATCCTTCCTGGGAAGAAATCATCCACTTCTCTTCCTGTGTTTCCTTAACAAACAATCTAATTATGATTGCTTTTTTTCCCTCTTCGTACCTGATTGATCTCCCTGTTCTTTGTAAGAAAGATTTAAGTTTACTTGTCCCGGAAGCTACAATTATGAATTCAACACCTTTTAGATTAGCTCCCTCATTGAGGCTTCTTACGGTGGATATTCTATCTACTTTCGTTCTTCCGTCTTGGAACTTCTCAATATTCTTTCTTCTTTTAGACGCAGGGCGTATCTTAGAATGCTCTGTCACGCATCTATCTCCCAGTATTATTTGTATCTCATCTGCACTCTTAGATGTTTCACTAAACACTATTCCTTTCCTATCGTTAAATAGTTCAGAGAATTGCTTAGTCATCTTAAGTTTATGGTGAGCATTATAAAGAATACTCTTACGTTCTCGCATCGCTTCATTGCATTTATAAGGAAATGCCTCATATTGCTTAAATAGCGCCTTACATTCATCCGGAGAAGCTTTACTAGCATTAAAATGCTTTATTAAGTGTGCTCGATATAATTTCTTATTCTTTAAACACTTAAACATAAGCTGTAAATCCTTGTTAAACACTCCAAATGTTTCTGCAAAGGTTTCGTTAAACTTTCTATAGTAAAACCTCTCAGATACTGTAAGCTTTACCGGAACATTAATCACAGTAAAAGGGGCCACTAAGCCCAAGTCTACTGCTTTATTAATACTCATAGTAAATACGATAGGAGCAATAAGTTTAAGCTTTGGGAGTAAGTCAGCTTCAATAGAAGCACTTAATCCTAATAACTTATCGATATTGTTATTCTCAAAGAATTTATAATACACATAGTCATCTGTAACCGGTATATAATTATGAATTTCATCAGCTATAACTAAGTCATAGTGATTATCTTCATATTTACATGCGGTTTGAATGCACACTGCTTCTACGTTCTTCTCAAATATATCCGTATGTCCCCATTTAGTAAATTCATCTCTCCACGCACTATCTCTAATGATTTGAGTTGGTGTTAATATTAGTATGTTTGCATTAGGCTTTAATTTAACTATATACTCTGCTGCTAACACACCTGTTCTACTCTTTCCAACTCCTGTGGGTAGTTCTAATGTTCCTTTACATCCCTTTGCATACCAAGTATTTAAGCACTCTCTTTGTATCTTATCTTTGACACTATTCTGAGCCCCTGTGTTACTTACTCCATACATCTGTTATCTCTGTTTCGGATTTTAATAATCCATTAGTTACTATAATGAGGGCTGCTTTTTCCATCAGTTCCGTCATCCTAATTTTCCATTCCTCTGCTTTGTCAGTATGACAGATAGTATCTATCTGATCATGTACTGTCATAACCATCTTAACAGGCCAGTTATTATCTCTAATTTCCTCACGGATATAGATCATAGCTTGTTTAGTCATATCAGCAGAAGCCATTATTGTTATCGTGGGGGCTCTTTATCCCTCACATCTACATATTTCTATGCAGTTCGGACTATATCATCTTGGAAATGATTTTGAATATTCTTTGCAAACGTAAGTAACTGCTTTACATTAGCTGAGTTCTTCATGCTATTAGCCAACATAGAAATAACCCATAGGTTGTCCTTAGTGTAGCCTTTAGTAGAGTCAATTCTATCTAATGTAGGAGTGTATAAATAACAGTCTTTTGTACCTGTAATAAACGGAACATTAAGTAAGGGGCATTCATGTGGTATAACTATATCATCTATAGTTATATCCATATTGTACCCATTCTTCTTTGATCTTGCTTTTGCGTGAGCTAACATCCTTCTTTCGGGGTTATTACGCAAGCTTTCTCTTTTCTGTTTATTTACTTTATCTCGGTACTCAGGGTCTGTCTGTTTACGGCTCCTTCTAGTTGTATTGGTGCGTTCTTTATATTCACTAGAGTCTTTAACCCTTTTGGATTTAGCTCTGTCGCACGGCTTACAATAAGAAGAAAGTATTTCTAATACATAGACTCCTTTCTTTTTACTTTTACGTTTGTGTTTCTGAGTATAAAACTCAGACTCATCATATTCATTTTCACATTCTTTACATATCTTCATTATAACATAGTTTAGTTCATGTCTGCACTAAATTACGCATTTCTGATGATATAACCAAGTTCCGCGCTCGTGGATGAATTACTGACCGTTCTGGTCTCGTCATCTAGTCTCTGAACCTTCAAAGTGATTCCTCACTAAGCTTGGCTGCTGATTAGCATAGGTGTCTTTCAACCCTTAGCCTTCCAGTCAATTCACGGAATTTAATCAGGGCGCTCTCACCCTGGATTGGGGTATTCTTTGATGCTCTCTCTATTTCTCCTCTTACTTTAAATGTCATTCCCCTTTTCCACTTAGGAAACCATCTGATTCTTCTATAAGGTGCATACGTTAATATGTAACCTTTTTGTATACCAAATGCTCCTAATGAATCTAAGAATTTCTTAATCTTAGGGAATGATGAAAAGTATGTCTTTATTAATGCACCCGCTTCTTCCGTGCTTATCTGTAAAGTATCAGAAAGTTTAAACTCACTCATGCCATAAGCTAAACCAAAGTTAATAGACTTAACGCCTGTCCTTAGTTTCTTATGTGCTTTACATTCACACTTTTGTTGAATATGACCACCATCACCATCATCTCTGAAGAATAGGCAATCATCTTCCGCTGCGTTTACCCAAATAGGTCCGTAAACAAGGTTAGCACACACACTATGTAAATCTTTCTTCTCCTCTAAGGCTTTTAACCAAACAGGATCCTGACTTCCAAATGCAATAACTGCTAACTCTTGTGAACTATAATCTGAACTTACATAAACCCAGTCTTTATATCCGGACACGAAGCAGTTCCTGTAACTATTGGACGCGGGTATCTGCTGCATGTTAGGTTTAGAAGAAGCAACTCTTCCTGTATTAAGTATTTGTTTGAAATTGGTATGTACTCTTCCATCGGAACGAACAAGGTTTAGAAAGTCAACTCCATAGGAGTTAGCTAACTTCATCTTCTTCTTATATCCAAGGTAGTTTGATACAAGTCTATCTCTACTAAACTTATACAAGTCTGTTGATCCTACTCCTTCTACATCTAATCCATATCTTTTAAATACCTTAAGTACTTGTGTTGGACTAGACCATTTAATGTCTACTTTTCGTATTTCTGATACGGGCATAAATAAATCTCCTTGTACTTGATCTAGTACGAAGTCTTTTAGATCTTCATCCCCAATTACCATATCATCTAACTCGAGTGACATTTTACCTGCTTCTACCTTAGAGGCTTCAGCAAGTTTTAACCACGGCACGGGATCAAACCCAATACCATTGTATTCTATTTCAGAGAATGCTATTACAGCATTATTCTCTAGTATTGCTACTGCATTAAGATTATGTATAGTTAATGACTCTTTCTGCTTCTTCATTATTCCAGGAAGAAACTTGATGTCATCTCCTCCATAATAGATTTGCTTAGAGGTATACGGCTTACTACCAATTGTAGTAAATTGTAGCCTCGTACTCTTATCCATCTTCAAAGCATCCTCTGGATAGTATATTTCCATGAGTTGTAATAACCCATATCTCAAGTTGTTACCATTCGTAAGAACTTGTTCTACTACCATTGTATCCCATACATTTTCTATATTCATCCCTTCCTCACGGAGGAACTTATCATCGAACTTAAAGTTCTGCAATATTTTAATCTTACTTCTATCTTCTAGTACTCCTTTAAACTCTATTATACTATGTACTCTAGAGTCTACTATGTACTGGTTGTGTTCGTCTCCTATTTGAAACATAATGATATCATCACTTAGGAAATCTAATCCCGTTGTTTCAGTATCTACACCAAGAACATCTACAGATTCACAGTACTTGACTGCTTCTTCTATTGTTATTGAAGTATAGGGAGAGAACATATCTTCTATCCCAATTGTGTATAACATTACTTAATAAGTTTAAACATTAAACCATCTCTACCATGTCTTGGTGGAGTATGAAATCTACTATAGATAAGACTAGCTGACATCTTTAACATCTTAGCTGCTATATCTGCATCACTGAATGATGCTATTAGTTTATCATCTAAATCATAAACCTCTACTGGCTTACCTGAGATGAATCCTCCACCTTTATGTCTGTCTACATATGGATTACTCTTTCTCTTTAAGAAGTTAATAACTCCTGCTTTTCCTATTCGAGTACGTGACACTACTGTGCTGTCCTCTGACATTTGTCTTATTTCATTAGTTGCGAATAAGGGACGCATACTTATATCCTTGGGGTAATAAGCTCTAGTTAAGAGACTTACACTTGACCACGATTGTATGTATCTACCATCTGCAGCATACTGATATACTTTTTGTTTAGCTCTTCCTGCCATATCTATTTAGTTTTTTGGGGTTAGTTTATCGCTTTTTAAAATGCTCATATAATAGTCGCATTTGTTCTTACCTTCTTCTAGTGTGAATCCACCATATGA